GACACGAGACAACCCTCCTCTGGATCATTCGACCAGGCTGACAAAAGCTGGCAATCCGAGGAGAAAGGGAGGCAAGGGCACCGGCCCAAGCCGCGGCGGAGATAAAGCCGTCCGTTATGCTGTGAAAGAGGCAGTCGATCAGGCCAGCGGCCTGAAAGATGCGCTCCACGAGCAGACCGAAGAGACACGTGTTGCACAGGATGCTAATATGCACTTGCGCCGTGATCTTAACCATGTCCAAGAGGACTTAAAACAGGCCGAGAAGAGGCTCGGCGCCAGGAAGAACCGCGTTGACATCATTCATGATGAACGTAGGAAGAACTTCCTGTGCAAATGGCAGGACGAGACTGTGGAAGCCACATTCACCTTTTGGTTGTTTGTTGTTGTGTTCCCAGCGATTTTCGTCGGATTGGCAGTGTATCTCGATCAGTTCGAGTGCCTGATGTGTTGGCAATGGATGGTTGCCAGCCTGCTCTATCAGGTTGCCGCGGTGTTCGCCGACCGCCATCTCTGTGCCAAGCGCGGGTACAGATCGAAATTTTGTGAGCGCACCACCCATAGCTACTCGTCTATGTCAAATCGTGACTGGGATGATGTTGACAGGCGTGCCGACGCCATGTCACTCCGGGAGCTAAAACATGTCGATGCCCGGTATAGCGTTGTTGCCTACCGTAAGACTTTAAATGGCGTCCTTCTCAACGTAGACACTTTCGGGAAACGTACTGGCGTTCCCGACTATCTCCTCATTTCACATGAGTTGTTAGCACAGATGACAACACCAAACATTATGCTAACTGATGACGCCCTGGTCCTCAAAGATAGGTTGCTCGTTTCGGTAAAGACCACACACACGGTGAATCTAGATAAAGATTTATACCAACAAGGTGAAGATGTGGCTGGAAACACTTTGGAAGTTGCGCAAGGCCTCTGGTATCAAAACCGGCAGGCCCGCACTCGGTGTTTCTAACCCGCCCCAGCGTGAGAGGCGGACTTAGGTCGTACACCCGCGGTTATAGGTACCTGGAGAATTCCATGGATCCTATCGCGGAGATCAAAGGATCTGCGGTGATCTCTAAACCGCGTGAGGTAGCCTTGGGAAGGCGCCCTGTAGTCCAGATATCTTTAGGACCGGTTGTGGAAGGCGTTGTGCGCCCACATCCTGATCCTCTGGACCCAGATACGACCATCGCTGGGGTGAGGCATAGGTTTCTGAAGAAACCTCCCACACCTGAAGAGTTGCTACTGAAGAAGTTCAGGAGGCACGTCAGGCGTGAGATCCGGAAGGAATTTGTCCCCTTACCTTCCGATGCAGATGTGAGCGTTGAGCAATGGCTAAGCCAC